CGGCTCACCTGTTTCAAATGTTTCAAACGATGCAACAACATAATCACCGACAATAGCCAGCATGATGCAACCCATCACACCAACAGCCAGAACATACATAATTTTTTCTCTCATCCGAACATAACTTTCCAAGTACGAGGACCAACAAGACCATCAGTCCTGAGACCATTAGCCGACTGCCAGTCACGAACCTTCTGGCGGGTAGCAGGACCAAAATCACCGTCAACCTTCGCACCAATCTTCGCCTGAATCAACTTCACAGCTTCTCTATTAGCAGACTTGAACTTAATTACCTCACCCGGATAAGGATGGCTCTGAGAGGCTTCTGGAGCCTTCTGAGGGGCAGGAGCGGAAGCAGGCGCTGGAGCCTCCGACTTGCAGTCACAATTCTTAGCGTGCTTATCCGAACCCGGACCCCAAATACCATCAACATGAAGGTCATGATCTGACTGCCACGCCTTAACAGCCGCCTCAGTCTTGCGACCAAAATCACCATCAGGAGTAGCGCCAACAATACGCTGAACTTCCTTCACAGCCTCGCCCTTAGAACCACGCTGCAACCAAGGTGACTTACCAGCAGGAGCCGCAACAATCTTGCTACCCTTCTGAGGAGAAGAGATCTTGCCTAGCAAATCTTCAAAAATTTGCTCATAGTAATTAGGGTTATCGGCATACTTATTTCCAACTTCCACATGAACCCAATCACCGCCAGGAGCACCGCTGAATGCCTTCTTGTCGTATACTCTCCAAGCATTACGATCACACATCCAGCCTCTACCCCAAGGCTTAGGGTAATAGTCAAACACTGCTTCAACATCAAGAGCATCAGCGTTCTCTACTAAAAATTCCATCATACGGACAGCATCTTGGTAATTACCCGATCCACGATAAGGCGAACCCCTCCAAGATAAATCTCCTGCCCTGCCAGTGGCATGTACCGAAAGGCTTGACTTGCCACGCTTTTTTCTGACACCAAAAGTGCCATTATTCCAGAGACCAAAATGGTCTTCCAAAAGATCAATAAGTTTTTCAAATCCGGCACGCTTCCCAGAAGCGGTCTTATCATATCCGGTATAAGGTCTATTCATATCATTTCTCCTTTTCTTATATTTTAGTTTACTCAGCATAAAATATCAAAATTCGTTAAACACCTCAACAGGCTCAGACTGCTGATTAGGCAACTGTGCCGACTCCTCAGCTGGCTTAAAAGGGTTAGGTGAATCATCAAACTTTGCGTTACTATCTTTCCAATCTTCAATGCTTGGATAGACCAAATCGTATAGATTTTTATTTCCAATAAAAGTTGAAAGAATTGTTTTAGATTGAGTTAAAGGAATCTCACCCTTATGAGGATGAGTGAAGTTAGAAGGAAACATCAGCACCCGACCTGCCACTGGAGCTACTTTCAAATTATGCAAAGGAAAATATGTCTCTCCACCGGCATCGACATCATTCAAGTAAAGAATCATGGTTGAAAGCCTATGTGGAACTGGCATAAAAGGACCACCATCAATATGCTCATCATAAAAGCCTTCACCTTTCTTATAAGTTTGAATCTGATAACCAGAATCCTGAAGAGGATAGGTAAAAGCGTGCAAATTTGTATACTGCATCACATAATCGTTGATGACCGCTCTAGTATATGGAAGCAGCTCAGTTTCGTACCTTCCCCAACAAAGATCATAATCCTCTTCAAGCAATTCCCTCTCAATTCTTGTATCCCAAGTATTCTTTGTTGTGGGCATATTGCCACCCATAGTAATCCCACGCCACAACTTCCCTTGATCAACAAGCCTATCCCAATGCAAATTTAAGTCCGACATAAACTCTTCGCACAAACCTTTAGGGACAAGATTTTCGTAGACAGCAATACCATTACCACGACCTAGAGGAAAATATCTGCTTGCTTTGCCATCTTCTGCATAAGAAGCATCAATGTTTAGAACTTTTGAATCTTCAAAATACGTCATGAAGATATTATATCAGCCCGGAGTGGGCAACGTGCCCCAAGGCGGAGTTGGTATTACAAGTTCCTCAACAGGAACACCCTGCTGGGGGATATCCCTCAACAACTGCCTGAACTGAAACCAAGCATTACGATCATCATCACTTAAACTATTGTCCTGAAGGGCGGTCCAATCAGACCACATCAAGATAGAATCTCTCCACTTTTTAACCCAAGAAAGCTTTCTGTCTTCAGTCCAAGTGAAATTTTCAAACATTTCGTTTATGTCTTCCCAATCCATAGACTCAAAAGCAGTAGTCTCTTCAATTGTAAACCAGATCTCTGGAGGACTAAAGTCACTAAATGCCATAATTACACCTTAATAATATAGTTTAGCACAATATACGGCTGAACGTTATTGTGCGCACCACCACCACCAGTATTTTGGTTTGTAGCCGTAGCATTTGCTACAGAAGCAGGATGCGAATGAGGCGCATTAGCCGCACCAGTAGAAGCAGGATGGCTGTGAGGCGCATTAGCAGCACCTGTGGAAGCAGGGTGGCTGTGCGGAGCATACTGAGCAGGGGCGTAGTGGCTATGAGGGGCGTTAGCAGCGCCAGTGGAAGCAGGGTGCGAGTGAGGACCATAAGATGTCACAGTTCTCGCATAATAAGCAGACTGCCACGCAGCAAGAGACCCCGGATAAACATCCCAGTTGTTACCAGCACCGACACGTTTAGCATATTTATTTGGATTCTGACCATTTGAATTACCACTCTCTCCGTGAGAGTGAGGGGCATTAGCAGCCCCAGTAGAAGCCGGATGCGAGTGAGGTGCGTTAACAGCGCCAACATTATGAGCATGATAAGCATTAGCAGCACCCGTAGAAGCGTTATGTGAATGAGGAGCATTCGCAGCGCCCGTTGAAGCAGGATGAGAGTGAGGAGCGTTTACAGCACCAGTAGAAGCATTATGAGAGTGAGCGTCCTGTGCGTGATTATGCGAAGGCATCTCAGCAGCATTCAACGTATGAGTAGCAGCACCGCCAGTTTCAGCAAGAGCATCGAAAGCAGTATCAGCAGAATCTAAACCAACAACAACCCGACCCTTAATATTAGGCAAATTAAAAGTCGTAGACCCGTCACCAGACCCATAAGTATCACCAACAACAGCATACAAATCAGCATAAGTAGTTCTAGAAACAGCAGAACCATCACAAATCAACC